TCGCCGGTACTGGGCGTCAATGAGGTGTTCACCGTCGGGGCGGCTTCCCTGGCCGGCGGCACCGAACAGGAGAGCATCGAGACGCTGCGCGGTCGGGTGATTCGCTCTTACCGAGTCATTGCCCACGGCGGCAGCAAGAGCGATTACGAAACCTGGGCGCTGGAGGTGGCTGGGGTGACGCGGGCCTGGGTGGTGCGGCGCTGGCTTGGCCCGGGCACGGTGGCGGTGTTCTTCGTGCGGGATGGTGATATCGACATTATCCCTAACGCCGAGGCGCTGGCCACGGTGGCCGCTTACATCGAGCAGGAGCGGCCGGTGACGGCCGAGGTCTACGTGCTGCCGCCGGTGCAGTACCACCTTTCGGTCACCCCGGACAGCAGCGCGGTACGCCGCGCCGTGGAAGCGGCCCTGGTCGATCTGCACAACCGGGAATCGGAGTTGGGCGGCGGCCTGCTGGCCACCCATATCAGCGAGGCCATCAGCGGCGCCACCGGTGAGCGCGACCATCAGGTGCTTTCCCCGCCTGGTGACGTGGCGGCGGCGGCCAATGAGCTGCTGACGTACGGGGGTGTGCTGTGGTCGTGAGAACGGCAAGTGACTACTACGCGCAGTTGTGTGCCTTGAAGCCTCCCGGCCCTGCCTGGGACCGCGAGTTTAACCCTGGCGTTGACCAGCTGCTGCAGGCGGCTGCGCAAGAGCTGGCCCGCGAGGACCGGCGGGCCGCTGATCTGCTGGCCGAGAGCCAGCCCCGAACCGTGCGCGAGCTGGTACCCGACTGGGAGCGCGTGATGCAGCTGCCTGACCCTTGCCTGGGGGATTCACCGTCCTTTGCCGATCGCCAATTGTCGGTGCGCCGGCGCTTGCTGGAGGTTGGCGGCCAGACGCCGGCGTACTTCGTGGAACTGGCGTTCACGCTCGGTTACCGCCAAGCCCGGGTGGTGGAGCACCGTGCCCCGCGCTTCGGGCGATCGCGCTTCGGTTCGGCCCGCTTCGGCACCTGGGCGGCTCAGTTCATGTGGACCCTGGAGACGGGGCCGCGCCTTGCCCAGGGCAGTCGCTTCGGCTTCAGCCACTGGGGGCAGGCATTCGGCGGGGCCACCAATGGCGCGTTGGAATGCCTGGTTAGTCGCGCCGCCCCGGCGCACTCCCTTGAAACCATTACCTACGGATAACGCGATATGGATTACCCGAAAAGCACCCCCAACGTCGGCCTGGTCGGCGGCAAGTTCGCAGATGAGAACGCCAGTACCGGCCAGCCTGGTTCGCTGATCCCGGCTCAATGGGGCAATGCGGTCACTGACGAACTGCTGGCCGTGATCGCGGCCGCCGGCATCGCGCCGAACGAGGGGGACAACACGCAGCTGCTGCAGGCGATTCAAGGCATTTCCGCCAGTGACGTTAAGCGCTCGGTTCGCGTGGCCACCACGGGCGCCATTGCCTTGTCTGGCCTGCAGACCATTGACGGTGTAGCGCTGGCAGCCGGTGATCGCGTCTTGGTGAAGAGCCAGGCGAATGCGGCGCAGAACTGGATTTACAACGCCGCTGCCGGTTCCTGGTCTCGTGCCCTGGATGCGAGTAACGATGCGCAGTGCACGCCGGGGCACCTGATCATTGTGCAGGCCGGATCGGCCTATGGCGGGTCGGTGTGGCAGTTGACCAATACCGCGCCACCGCAGGTCGGGACCACGGCGCTGAACTTCGGCCCGCTGTTTGGCAAAACCGGCGTCGCCGCCGGGAGCTATCAGCAGGTCAATGTCGATGCGCAAGGGCGTGTCACCGGCGGCAGCAACCCCAGCACGCTGGCGGGCCATGGCATCAACGACGCCCACACTAAGACCGAGGTCGCCCAGCTGATTGCTGACACTATCCTGGCGCTGCGCGGAGGCGCATCGGCTGATTTTGATCAGATGGTCAAGATTGCCAACGCTTTGAACAACGACCCGAACTTCGCGGCAAATGTGCAGCTTGCGCTGTCGGGCAAGGTGCCGATCCGTAACCCGCTGGCCAATGGCATGGATATCTACGGGGGCGACCTGGCGTTTCTGACCGCCAACGCCGAAGCGTCTGTAGCGCTTAACTGCTACTACACCGGCCAGCAATGGCTGCGCCGCGACACGACCAAGACTGCGCTATGCCTTGGCGTCTCCCGCACGCAAGGGGTGTTTCTGGCACGTGCGGCCGCCGGCGAGGGGCCGATTGTCTGGACCACCAGTAGCATCTTGGATACGGACAACGCGTATACGCGGAATCAGACCGACCAGTTGCTGCAGCAAAAAATGACGGTGGGTGACAACGGTTTGGGGGCATATGCGCCGGTGTTCCCAAATAACAACCTAAACACCCGGGTTGACGTCACATCGTGGTTCAGGACCACCACTGGCTGCCTGAACGTGCCAGAAGGTGCCAACCCGCAGGGCTCTATCGTGCGACACGAAGTGTGGGGAGCGGGCGTCGTTCAACAAACCTTCCGCGAGCATGTGACTGCCCGCGAATGGCATCGAGCATGCGATGCCTACAGCTTCGGCCCTTGGATCGAAGTGGTGTCGAACATGGCCGGCGCCATTCAGGCGTTTGCCACCACGACGCCGCCAACGGGATGGCTGGCAGCGGATGGTTCGCAGGTGCTGCGGGCCAATTATCCCGCCCTACTGGCCGTTACGCAGGGCGCGTTCGGCTGGGGCAATGGGTCGACGACTTTCAATCTGCCCGACCTGCGCGGCGAGGTGATCCGAGGCCTCGATAATGGCCGGGGCATCAACCCGGGCCGTGCACTTGGTTCGATCGAACTGGACGCCATCCAAGGGCACGGTCATGCCAACACCAACCAGATCAACGGCATGTCCGGTGGTTCTGGTGAGTTCTTGTCCCACAACAACGGCGTGACCAGTTCGACCAGCACGTCGCGCATTCTCGGGCCGGTGGATCTTGCCGGTTACGGTGCTGTGCGGGTCGCTACTGAAACCAGAATGCGCAACGTCGCAATGCTCTGGTGCATCAAGTTCTAAATTCGAGGTGAAAGATGGAAGTGGAAAAAGAGCTGGACCGGACGATTTACCACGCGCACCCAGACACGGGCGAGTTTATCGGGGTTGGCGAAGCGCGGCTTGATCCGATTGACCCGACGTTCTTGCTTGTTCCTGCGCACGCTTGCCAGCTGAAACCACCGGCTGCAGGTGAACAGCAGGTTGCGGTGCTGGAAGGTGACGCATGGGTGCTAAAGGCCGATTACCGTGGGCTGATCTACGCCACCGCAACGGGGGCAGCTGTGCAGCACTTCGAGCTGGGCGAGCTGCCGCCCGGTTACACCCACCTGCAGTGGCCCGGGGAAGATTTCACCTGGTTGGATGATGGTTGGGTGTTAAACGCGGCTGCGCGCGATGCCCGGCAGGCGGAGCAGGAGAGGGCGTGGCGAAATGCTGAGGTCGAGCAGGTTAAATGGCTGCGTGAGCGTCATCGTGATGAGCAAGACCTGCAGAAGCCGACCACCCTGACCAACGAGCAGTTTGCCGAGCTGCTTACGTACCTGCAGGCGCTGCGCGACTGGCCTCAGTCTGCAGACTTCCCCGCGATCGAGCATCGGCCAGTTGCGCCGCCCTGGATCGCTGAACAAACCCAATGAAGCCCCGCACTGACGGGGCTTTTTTATATCTGTTTGAGTCAAGGAGTGTCCGCAATGCCGATTAGTGAAAAACAGCTGCTCCAAATCCTCCCCAACGCCGGCCGCAAAGCCGGCGTTTTTGTTCCTGGCCTCAACGCAACCATGGGCAAGTTCGCCGTGGTCACCCGGCTGCGCATGGCAGCGTTCATCGCCCAGGTGGGGCATGAGTCCGGCCAACTGCAATATGTGCGTGAACTTGGCAGTGACAAGTATCTGTCGAAGTACGACACCGGCCGCCTGGCACAGCGCCTGGGCAATACGCCTGAGGCCGACGGTGACGGCCAGTTCTACTGCGGTCGCGGGCTCATCCAGGTGACGGGCAGGTTCAACTACCAGGCCTGCAGCGAGGCGCTATTCGGCGACAGCCGCTTGCTCAACACCCCGGAGTTGCTTGAGCAGCCGGTGTACGCCGCGATGTCGGCCGGTTGGTTCTGGCAGAAGGAGGGACTGAACAGCCTCGCTGACAAAGGCGACATGCTGACTATCACGAAGCGGATCAACGGCGGTACCAACGGCCTGGATGATCGCATGGCCATATACAAGAGAGCCCTTGAGGTGCTGCAGTGAGCGCCTGGGGCGGTCGACTGATCGCCCTGGCGGCCCTGGCGGCCCTGGTGCTCGTGTGCGCCGTTGGCGCCCGGATAGCCTGGGTGTGGCAGGCCAACGCCTACGGGAAACGGCTCGCGGTGCAGGCCAACGATTACGGCCAGCAGCTGGCGAAGAAGGACCGCGATTACAGCCGTGAGCGAGATGAGGCTGCTACAGCGGCGCTCAAGCAACTGGCAGAGCAGCAGGATGCGCGCCGCGCCCTGGAGGATCGCCTGCAGGACCAGACCAAAACGCACTGGAAGGAATTGAACGATGCTCAACAAGCTCAGGCTCGTCTGCGTGACCGGCTTGCTACCGCTGATCTGCGGCTGTCAGTCCTTGTCGACGCCGGAGCCCTTGCCGCCTCGGGTTGTGACGGTGGGGTGCGAGAAGCCCCCGGCGCCGGAGGCGTGGTACATGGCGCCGTACGCGCCCAACTTGACCGAGCGCATGCTCAACGAATTGTCGCCATCACCGACGAAGGTGATCGAGGATTGATCGCGCTGCAGGCCTGCCAGGCCTACGTGCGCGAAGTCACCAAGTAGTAAAGAGGCGAGCCGGGACGAATGCGTCAACATCCAGCCCGGCCCGCCGAACCCGCAGACCCTTCCTGCAAGTCCAGCCGCGGCCCCTGCCTTGTGCACAAAGCGCGGCGAGCCTAACACCTGTTTATCCATACAGTAAAGACTTGCATACCTATGACCTCTCCAATCATCCCCTGGATGGGTGGCAAACGCCGCCTGGCCGATCGCTTAATCCCTCTCTTTCCCCCTCATGAATGCTACGTCGAAGTCTTCGCCGGCGGTGCCGCGTTGTACTTCATGCGCCCCCAGCCCGCCCCGGTGGAGGTGCTAAACGATCTGAATGGTGACCTAGTCACCCTCTACCGCGTTGTGCAGAACCACCTCGAGGAATTCGTGCGCCAGTTCAAATGGGCGCTCAGCTCCCGCCAGATCTTCGAGTGGCAGAAGATGACACGCCCCGAGACCCTCACCGATATCCAGCGCGCCGCCCGGTTCTTCTACCTGCAACAGCACGCGTTCGGCGGCAAGGTCACCGGCCAAGCGTTCGGTACCGCCACCACTGGGCCGGCCATCAACCTGCTGCGCATTGAGGAGAGCCTGTCCGCCGCTTGGCAGCGCCTCGCCGGCACCTACGTGGAGAACCTGTCCTGGCTCGCCTGCGCTGAGCGCTACGATCGAGCGCACACGTTCTTCTACATGGACCCTCCGTACTGGCAGACCGCCGGCTATGGCGTGGACTTCCCCTTCGAGGAGTACGAGCGCATGGCCGACTTCATGCGCCGGTGTAAGGGCAGAGTGATGGTCAGCATCAATGACCACCCGGACATCCGCCGCGCCTTCGATGGCTTCCACTTCGAGTGCCTGGATATCCGCTACAGCAACACGAACCAGCGGCAGAGCAAGGCCGATGTGACTGGCGAGTTGGTGATCATGAACTGGCAGCCCGCTGGCCTAGGGCTGCTGTTCTGAGATTGGGCGAGCAGGGGGGGGCAGAGCGCCCGACCCTTGCTCCGTCGATACCTGAGCTGATGTTCAGAGGTGCGTGAGACTTAGTTGGAGTGCAGCAGGTGTCCCTTAGATTTTTCTAACGCTGTTTATGCCTGTCCTACAGGGGCACCTTCTTGGGAGAGCCCACAAAATTATGTAGGCGGCAAACCTGAAAGCATGGTGTGCGCGGAAATTGCCCTCTCTAGAAGGTCGTCAAATGTGAG